CAGGGTTGCGGATGCGGTTGCAACGGTTAAGGCGGTGATGTTATGGCAGCAGAGTTTACCAATAACCCCGTACAGGTCGTACAACCTAATCAGCAGGTTCTTTTGAACACTTCAATAGGTTGCAACAAAGGCTACGTTATTCATCGTAACGGTAGTGGGATTGTAACTCTTAGAGGTATCGTCAACAACCCGACAAGTTGTTTTGCTCGTTATCAGGTCACGTTCAACGGCAACATCGCAATTCCGAACGGCGGAACTGTCAGCCCGATAAGCGTGGCAATCGCTATCGACGGTGAACCCGTGCTTACGAGCAAGGCAATATTCACGCCCGCTGCGGCAGCAGATGCAACGCCGAGTGACAACAACTACGGCAACGTGACTTCGACGGCGATAGTCACAGTTCCAAAGGGCTGTTGCTTCAACGTCAGCACGGAAAACGTATCGGAAGTTCCGACTACGCCCGCAGGGTCAAACGCGCCCGCGATCAACGTCAAGAACGCAAATCTTGTCGTATCGAGAATAGCCTAACGAAAGGAGGAAACCAACATGGACGTTTATTACGACGCAAAGAAAATGTTAAAGAATGAGCTTCACGAAATCATTGAAAAAGGCGAAATCTCAGGTTCAAACCTTGAAGCTATACACATGATCCTTGATTCGATTAAAGACGCTTGCAAGATCATCATGTATGAGGAATATGCAAATGACGGATATTCGTATGCTGACGGAGACCACGACATGAGCGATTATTCCTATGCGCGTGGCAGAGGCAGAAACGCAAAGCGTGACAGCATGGGCAGATATTCACGCGAGGGCGGTTACTCCAACGAGGGCGGTTATTCAAACGGACGCAGAGGCGGATATAGCCGTAGAGGATATTCTTACGCCGATGGCGACAAGGAAGAAAAAATCGAAATGCTGCGTGAAATGATGAACGAAGCCGGAAGTGAAGAAGAACGCAAGGCGATCATGAACATCATCAGGAGAATGGAAAAGGAGTAAGGTTAAATGCTTTCAGAAGCCGAATTGCTAAAAGCGATTGACGAACTTGAAAAAGCACCTACTACTTACCAGGACGCGGAAAAGCTCGCAACCTTTTACGTCCTCTACGACCATTTATACAAAAAACAAGAGCCAATTATCGAACCAGTTAAAGAAGTAACAATAAATAGATATAACGGTTCAGAGTTCTACCGAGCCATATCGGGCAAAAAGGCTCGTGATGTTTGGAAGATAGTAAATGACGTTATGATGATGATAAAGGTTACGCAGCCCAACATATACAGAGCTATCATTCAGAGATTGATTAGACTGAAATAGTCTGTTTTTCTGAATAACGCTTTGTCCTGATTTAGGGAAAAGGGAGATTGAAAAATATCTCCCTTTTTCTTGCATTTGCTATTTACATTTTTGAAATAACCATATATAATAACCATATAAACAAAGAAATGAGCAAAGAATATGGAAGAAGCAATCATCAAGAGGATAAGAGATTATATCGAAGATAATGATATATCCATTCCGAAACTTTCAAAAGCAACCAATATTCCTTATATGAGATTATGGCGCATACTGTATCGGCAATATTCGATTAGGCTATGCGACTATATTGCCTTATGCAAGGCTTTCAATGAACCGTTAGATTTTTTCATCCCGAATTGAAAAAGTCTCGGAAATAAAAGAAGGTAGGAAAACAACATGAGCAAGACGGAATTTTTCAAAGTTGTCGTAGTGCCGATTGAGCGTGATGACTTCCGCCCGTGCGTTTTGGAGTACGGGGTATCGCTTGAAAAGGCTGAAAAAGCAGTCAGAAATTATGTAAATGTTAATGGCTTGCGTTTCAAGAAGGACGGCAAGTATCATCCCGCGTTAGTACAGATCAGGAGAATCAAAGACCCGTTGCCGGACGGCTACTTCCTATTATCGTCAAAGGAGGTGACGGTATGAGCAAGAATGTCAATAAAGGTCGTGGCAGACCGAACAGCGGTTATACGATTACCAAATGTGACCGTTGCCCGTCTGGAGAAATTATCGAGGACGCAAGGATTGACAAGAACCTATCGCTTATAGAGGTTGCGTACTTGGCAAAACTTTCACCAGGCACGATAAGCAATATGGAACGCTATGGAGTTACTACGGCAAGGGTTGGAACTTTATTAGCCGTTTGCAAAGTTCTTGAACTTGATCCTATGAAACTTATCAATGCCGATGTAGGCAAGATATTGTGAGGTGAAGAATGAAAGATACACAGATTAGGAAGATTGAGCGTTATTGCATACGGTATGACGGCAACGTCGTTATAAGGCTTTGGATAACGCAGAGAGAAGCCTTGAAGCTCGGTATCTATCGCCTTGCTTCCCGTATCTCCGATATGAAAGAAATGGGTTATCAGATTGTTACTGAATATATCAGAGTGCAGAAGGCACTTATAGCCGGATAGCAAGGTACATGATAATGAAAACCCCCGACGAGGTAATACACGATGTTGAGAATGTATCAGTATAAGAGCCGTGAAAAGTGGCTTGAAGCAAGGAAGAAGTATATCGGCGGCTCGGACGTTTCTTGTATTCTCGGGTTAAACCCGTATCGCACAAACAAGCAGCTCTATCGAGAAAAAAAGGGGTTAGTGCTTCCCGATGATTTGTCGGACAACCCGCTTGTAACATACGGCACTAACGCAGAGCCGTTGATAAGGCAAATGTTCGCATTAGATCATCAAGAGCTGAAAGTAGAGTATATCCCCGATAATTCCTGGCTAAATAGTAAATATCCGTTTGCGGCGGCTTCACTTGACGGCTGGCTCACAGACGAAAGAGGACGCAAGGGAATACTTGAAATCAAGACAGCAAGCATTACATCGGCTATTCAGGCTCAAAAGTGGAGAGGGCGAGTGCCGGATAACTACTATTGTCAGGTGCTTTTCTATCTCGGGGTTACGGGTTGGGAATTTGTCGATTTGAGAGCAAACCTCAAATATCAATTCCCCGACGAGCCGTTGAAGATTTGGACGCAAGACTATCATATCGAGCGTAGCGAGGTTGAAGACGATATACAAACAGTTATGCAAAAAGCGGCTGAATTTGCCGAACTGTTAGAAAAGAACATCGAGCCGCCGACATTATTAACTTTATAGGAAGGAGATAGGAAAACAAAAATGAGCGATTTTATCCCTACACCGAAACTTTATACCTACAAAGTAGTTAAAGGCGAATTTAAGGGGAAGATAGTTAAATCTTTTGATAGTAATACTTTTATTTTTGGCATTAATGGCCCGTGGATAGATTGTATTGATGATGAAGGAAACGAATATTGCATTTTTTATAGCAACCTAAAAGCGGTTGCGGAAAGCGAGGAATAAGTGAATTTTGAATTGAAGGTACAAGCACCGCAGAACGCACCCGTAGTGTGGAATTACATGGAATTACGAGCAAACCTTGAAACCGCCCTTGCTGACTATCAGAACAGGGTTTACACCGAGGATATGCTGACGGAAGCAAAGGCTGACAGAGCAAAACTGAACAAGCTGAAAGACGCTATTAGTGCCGAGCGTATTGCCCGCAAAAAAGAGTATATGCAGCCGTTTGAAACCTTTGAAAATCAGGCAAAAGAACTTTGCGAACTGATTGATACGGCTTCTTCCGGCATAAAGGCACAGTTAGATACATTTGAGGAAAAGCGCCTTGCCGAGAAAATGGAAGTTATCAGGGGTTTATTCGCTGACATTATCAGCAACTACGATTTGTCCTTTATCACCCTTGAAATGATCCTCGATGATAAGTGGCTGAATAAGGGTACATCGGAAAAGGCTATCGCAACGGAGATTACGGAGAAGTGCGAAAGAGCCGTAAAGGATATTGAGGTAATCAAGCGTTTGCCATATGCGTTTGAAGCCGAGAGCGTATATAAGAGAACGCTCGACCTGAATACCGCCCTGGAAGAAGGTGAGCGTATGACGAAGGTTGCCGAAGCCAAAGCCGAAGCGGTTAAAGATACGGCTAAAACCGAGGAACTTATCGAAATCAACTTCAAGGCAACGCTGACAGTTGAACAGGCAAAAGCATTAGCCGAGTTCTGCAAGAAGAATGGTATCAAGATAGAGAGGATATGAGTATGAGTAAGAAAATCACAAAAGAAGAGTTTTCAAGCATTGTTACGGAAGCCGTAGGCGAGGAAGCAAAGGGAATTGTGCAGAAGAACGGGGGCGGTATCGCAAGCATGGCGGTAACGCTTATCGGAGTAAGCGTAGGCGCAAAGATTATGGATAAGCTCTTCGACAATGAAAACGAAATCGAAATTATAACAGATAAGGAGTAAATCACAATGGCAGTAAACAATTCATTGGCAAAGACCTCAAAGGCATCGACGAGCGACAAAATCTCTTTTATCGCAAACAACGAGGAAGTAAAACTTTCGATAGACGATATTAGAAACACGCTTGCAAATGGAAACAGCGAGATCACCATTAAGGAAGCGGTAATGTTTATGACGCTTTGCCGTTATCAGCATCTTAATCCGTTTCTCCGTGACGCTTACTTAATTAAGTACGGTAGTAATCCGGCAACGATGGTCGTAGGCAAGGACGTGCTTTTGAAGCGTGCCATGCGTTCAGACAAGTTTGGCGGTCTTACGGCGGGCGTTATCGTTCTTACCGCA